CTTTGCTGTCGATCGGGAAGTCATAGAAAACAGCATTGCCAGTTCCTGCTGATCCCGCAGAAGGCACAAAGTAAATTCGATACGTCAAAGCACCCGCAGAGGTGTTCACGATGTCCAAGTTCTTCACAAAGGCACGCGTTGAAGCTGGCACCGTGTAAAGCGTGGTGACGCTTGCAGTGATAGCCGCTTGCCCAAGTTTGACTGGCGTGATGTCGTTATATGCCATTTAGTAAGCCTCCAGCCAAATCAGAGTGTTCGATGTGCGACCTGGGTTTGCCACATTTTCCCACCGAGCGTTTCCGCTGTCATATTCCAAAATATCTCCGTCCGAAGGCGATCCAGCTTCAACATCGTGCAGCGAATTGACAGTTTCGCCCGTCTTCATCCGCACAAAGATTTCACCAGAACCGCCAGTCGCAGCGTTCAAAACCACCGCCACGGGAAGATCAAGGTTCGGCGCTGTTGGCCGCACGTTTGTCCACGTCCCCGCAGCAGCTGGGCTGAAATAGATGATGTCGCCATCATTCCATGTTTCGCCGTATGGCGTGCCGCTTGTGTTGAACCCACGCACCTTGCCGAAGCTGGTGACATAGCCAAAGCCGTTGTTCGGGATGTCTTCTGTCGCAACGCCCATCATATAGTTCGCAGGGAAAGACCCATCGGCCACGGCTTTGCCAAACGTCAGTTTGCCAGATGCGCCAAGCGCGCCAGTAAACATCACAGGCGTGCCGTTGAGAATGTCTCCACCAGACGTGTTCTTGGCGTAATATTGTGTTTCCTGACCAACCTGCAAAACAACATCGGCATTCATGCCAACATCGATCGTGCCATCGTCCTCGTTCCACTGCATCCGTCGCGGCAGAGTGACGTGCGGGCCTACCCGGTTGAAGTCGATGTAATCTGTCTTCAGGAAGTTTGACTGATAGCTCTCAGCCTTGTTATTGGCCGCGCCTGCGTCATATGCAGCCGCATTGATCAGAACGGTGAGCGCAGCAACATCGGCCGGGGTTAGATCGCCAGCCACGATGAAAAGACGCTCGAGCGCTTTTATCATCTCCGGGTCATTGCCTACGACCTTGGCAATCTGGTTTCTGGTTGGGACGTTTGGATCAGCCATCAGAACGCCAGCGGTTCAATCCGCGCCTCCAGTGATGCGACAGCCACATGGGCGTCAGATGTCCCTCGGAAACGCTGCATCCGCATGTTGCGCATGTGCCCCTGCTGCAGCCACATCAGGCGCTTGTTGCGCTCTCCGGTCTTGCCTGCTCGAATTGGTTTCTCGACGCTCCAGGTGACGCCATCAACGCTGTATTGCGTCCAGATAGTTGGATCGACGCCAAACGCTGTAGATCCAGTCAGGCAAACAAGTTCGATGTCATGGAAAATTGCACCCTGACCATTGTTGTAAACAATCAGTGTGCCAAACTCCCAGCCGATCGTCTGACCCCAGTGAGTTGAAATGCTGTCATCCAGATAACCAAACTGATTGGTTGTCGGGTGGCAGACATTCCAGCGGTCATAGGCCCAGATGCAGGCGCAGGCATTCCACTTGCCATCGCCAACCAGCGTCGAAGACAGTGAGAACCAAACGGGCTGGCCCACCACTTGCGTTGCAGCGCCATCGAACACCAGCGTATGATTTGGCAAGTGAACGATCAGGAACTGATGCGCTTTGTCGGTGCGCTCTTCCAAGAACGCAACGGAAAGCTGCGCTTCTGTGTATGTCGCCAGAATTTCTTCGATTTCGCGCGTGGCGATCTTCTGGGTCGATCCGTTTGCGCCCATGTAAATCGAAGGCGCTTCGTTGCGACCACCACCAAGGAAGGCGATCGCGTCCATGAACACGCAGTTGGCATGTGTTCCCACGCAGCCCTTCTGGATCTGCGCACCAGGAATGCGCTGGAACGGAAAGCCTGTGGTGCCCACGTTATCGAACACCTCGATGGTGTATCGGTTCAACGCGTAGATCTCGTTACGCAGCTTCAGAAGACCTTCAACCGGATCAGGTTCAGCTTCAGACGAACCATACTTCAGAGGGTTCACAGCGAACGGGTCATCGAGATCCGTCACTACCAAGAACTCGCCATCGGTGGTCATGTAGTAACCATCGACCCAAACAACATCGAGAACGGTGCCGAGATCTGGATCTGTCACCTGGGCAAGCGTTGTTCCATCGTAGAGATACAGGCGGCCACCAGAGGCAATCGCCAGATAGGTGAAGCCATAGTTGAACGTCACCCGGCCACCTGTGCCAACATCGCCAATCTCGGTCACAACGTTATCTGCGGAGATGGAAACCAGTTTGGTGCCCATCACCCGGTAGATCGTGCCGTTCCAGTTGATGCCGCCACGGTTTACGCCAGGGCCGGTGCCAAGCTCCACAATCCCCTCCGCCGGGCGCAGATACCCCTCAGAAATCCCCGTCGCCTTTGGAACGGGAACCATGTTCTTTGGGTAGGATGTCCGAAAGTCTGGCGTTGCGTCAGCGTAAATGCCGTTAAGCAAGGGTATCATCATTTGGGTTCACCATGGCTTTTGCAGTTGTCAAAGTGCCAGCGCCTCATTGCGTTTCCACCGATCTTGCCGCAGTGCGGGCATTCTATTTTTGTCTGGATGCGCCCACTCAAAGAAGCTGATGCCTTTGCTCGTTCTTCTTCACTGCGCACCTGCCCAGTCCTGCTTTTGTTGCCAGCCGACCTGATGCGTTGCGCGGCCTTCCACTCGTCTGTGTGCTTATATCCCAAAGAGCGTTTGTGCCCCTTGTGTGCTTCAGATATTTTTTTGCGCATTTCGTCCGTATGCACAAAGCCTGATGCCTTCACCGACGCTGATATTTTTTGGCGAACATCGTCTGGAATAATTTTCCCAGAATGCACTTGGCTCATCATGCGTTTCCACGCTTGCGTTCGCTTCAGCCCAGATACGCCATCCCCGCCATCAGTCAGGTTACAAAGTCGAACACGCTGCTTGCGAAAGGCAGCGATGTTTTTCTTTTCCAGCAGAAACGCCTCATCTTCGGTGAGGCTTTGTGCAACCACCTCAACCAAAACGCCGCCAGCTTTCTTGACAACCCTATGCCAAAACTGGCCGCGCCTCGCGCCTCGATCAAAAGCCCGACGCCCCTTCCCTTTGCCAACATAAAAGACCTGACCTGTGTCAGGGCGAACATGATGGTAAACGTAAAAGGAGCGATCAGGGATCTGCATTAGCCAACCCGGAACCAGGTGGAAGTTGCGCCATCATAGCGCATTGTGAAGAAATCGTTAGCAGCAAGTGTTGTTGGCGCACCCACAACAGTGGCTCCAGAAGACACCGTGAGGGACGTAACTATCTGCGTGCAGTTCACGGTCACTGTGTCCTTGTCAGATGCACCAGTGGGCAGCACAACGGCTCCAGCAGCGTATGTGCTAACAGGTGTAAGGATCAGCCAGACGTTGCCTGTATTGACCGTGACGCTGAAGCCGGTGGCCGCAGGTGAGGCATACTGGGTGTTCTGCGTGACCGTTGTGACGTTTGCGTTCACATAGTCCATCAGGGTGGTGATGGATGCCTTGCGGCTGTCGCCGTTGCTGGTGTCCCAGACAGCGATGTTGTCACCGCCTTGCAGCGAGCTCACGGAAGAGAGTTGATTGATTGTGGCCATGTCTTACTCCAGATCAAGAATGCCGTCAGAGCCGACCTGCAACGGGTCTTGTGGCTCACGCAGGAACGGGTTGTTGTAATAGCGCCAGCCTTTGTTGCCAGCGCCGCCAGGGATCGTCTGATTGCCCAGCTGCATTTCGATCGGCATCGCAGAGTTGGCGACGATCTCGTTGTATGCGCGTTTGGCTGCGGCTTTCGTTTCCGGGCTCACCGTCTTACCAAAGCCGGCAGAGATGCGGATCGCCAGGTTTAGATACATTGCCTCGATGGCATCGTCAGGGACGCCAACCTCTTGATCAAGGTCACTGTCAGCGGGCGAGGATGGCAGAGGATAGCCCAGGCGGATGCCCTTGGCGTTCCAGGTGGCCATCATCGCATCAAGGCGCCGCAGAGCGCTTTCGAGCTGCTGCGGCTGCAAATCAAAGACATACGAAGCAAGACCGATTTCTTCGAATGCCTGTTCGACAATATCACGCTTCGTATATGCCATGCTTTATTCCTTAGCTTTACGTTTCGCCGCAGGTTTCTTTGCGGTCTTCTTGGGTGCCTTGGCTTCGTCCGTTGACTTGGCCCAGCCCTCTTTCACCTTCGCAGCAACGTCACCTTCTTCAACAACGATGTAGTCAAAGCTGTCACCGTGGATCTGGTGCTTGCCTGGGTGTTTGTAAAGCATAACGCTCATGTGAGCCTCCTATAAAGAGTAGGGTGGGACCGAAGCCCCACCCAAAGATCATTAAGTCTGCGAGAACAGCATGATGCCAGCCATTTCAGGCTGAACCAGCGCAACGCCATACAACGTGTCCCAGCGATACTTGGTCTTCTGGGTGTTGATGTCGAATTGCTTCTGCATCACAAGTTCAACGCCCTGATCGGTCGTTGCGCGCATGATGTCTGCACCAGCGTCAGTTGGAACGGCCAACGAAGCAGGAAGCAGTTCGATCGCGTCACGATGCCAGAAGCAGTTCACCGAAGCTGCAGCAGTGTTCAGGAAGGTGATCGCAGCGCCGTTTGCCGGGGTCGCGGTCACGTTCTGATACTGTGCCTCTGCGTCGGTCGAGCCGCCGTTGGAGACGATT